TCATTTTTTTAGGCGTTTACGGTCACTATACGCGCCAATATATTTCTCTATCAGCATTTCAGCGATAACATAGGCTAATCTAAAGAATATATAGGCACTAATAGCGAAAAACGCGAGTAATATAAGAATCCCCGGAATACTAAACATCATACCGTAATTCATATTATTTTATAAATCCCAGAGTTACATTCGATGCGATCCATCGAACAATCCGCACGATGGCAATTATAATCTCTATAACAATTATCATCTGTAAGACCGTAAAAACCGTATCAATAGGGAACACAAAGTTAATATTGCTAAAATAACCCCGGAGCGTTTCAAAAGTGGTACTCATGGTATCTATACGGGCCTGATCGCTTCCTGTCACATCAGGGAAGTAACTGATAATATAGGTAAGTATTGATAGTCCGGCGTTAATTATTGTTGTAAATATCATAGTACTCTCTTCGATGCGTAGGCTAGGTAGAATATGAGTGATGCCCATAACAAAAGCTCAAAAAATCCCCGGAAGAAACTAACAAACGGTTGAATAGTCTGGAAACCTGTTGCGGGTAGGTCTATAACCACCGGATACGATTCAGTTAAATATTCAGCTTCCCATTCTATATGTAGCGCGGGTATAGCTCCCGCCGTTCCCACACTATCACCAAAGTTCAATTCTTTGAGAGGGATCATATAAGCAAAGGGAACCTTATTGTTAATGGTGTTGTTAAATGAGGCTATTTGTGGCTCCGTATTTTCCGGGTTATACACAAACCAATAGTTAAACAGTCCGAAAAACCATTGCTTTATTCTACAAAGTATATCTAATGAATCGCATGATACGGGAACTTCTAGCGATGCGGACCCTGTAGCTATTGTTGTTACAAGGTCAAGCGGGTTAAAAGTTCCCCCGGGCAATTGCGTAGCTACATCTGTGCTGTTATCTTCCCATACGCATTGTATCTGACTAGCACTTGATATACCCGCGAGTGAGGTCTGTACGCCCAGAATTTCACCGGAATATAAATAATCATCGGTACTCTGAGCCGTGCATCTGTTCGGGTTTAGTCCTGCCGCCCACCCATTATAGCAACCTTGCACCCCCATAGGTTGCAGGAACTTAACTTGTTTCAATTTCTTGTCATTATTATTGAGTATCAGATAATAATAGGGATATACTGATCTGTCGTATGATGGCCCCCCGGTGCGAGATACTAGCCCCGCCTGACAATCGCCGGTCTGAGGGATAAACCACGTATATACGTGCGGGTATTCATCATTCAGATTGTCACACCCATTAGAGCATAGATATGATCCCCATTCCCCGGCAATCTCTTGCCCCTGATATGTATTGTCGGGATCCTTGTGAAGTGTTATGTATAATGTAAACGTATCCCCGGTAACATTAGGCCCGGCAGTAAAGCGCCAATTATTATAATTCCCCTCATACGCAAAGCTAAAATCATCATTACTAGATCCGGCATCAATAGTAACCTCTGTCGGAAAGCTAAAGTTTAAATGATCGCCTTCGGAAGGGGTACCCAAACATTCAATATCAATCTGAATGGTGTCGCCTAACTCATTCCAATCAGTCGGGAACGTACCAGCGCACGGCGGTGTAAACATCGCGTTCACTGGACGCGTACAGAATAAGAATAGAACTATTAGGAATAGATACTTTTTCATATGCTCCCCGGGATCCCCATAAGAGTATGTTATGGGGACCGCGTGAAGCATATATGGCTGTCTGCTATGCTCCACGCGCCCGTTAACCGTGCATGTTTGAACGGGCAAAGCCGATGAGCCACCTCAAACCGAATAAGGTAACTACCAGCGTACCAACTAACCCGATTGCCACCGGGATAATTGTAAAAACGACACTAACAAGCGAGGACAGAAGATCAGTCGCGGATGTCTGAACTGTTGAGTTCATCGTATACGCGGGAGTCTGAGCAAACGCTTTCGGAGCAAATGCGAGAAGTGAACCAACTATGGCCCCAACTTGCATCGCCTTTTCTTTTATGTTTTGAATCATACTACTCACCCCCTTTCCGAGATCCAACGCACCCAGTTACTAATCTGGATACCTAATAGGTACGATGTCGTAAATGACATTGCTAGAATAACTAATATTGCTATGTAATCTTTATATTTATTGAACATTAGTAGTGCTTGCCCACGAACTAAAGCGTATACGGCGCTCTATGAACGAGAATAGCAAGAACCGTATAAATCCCACAAAAAACCCAAAGAACATCCCTAGCCATGCAAACAACAGCATGCCGAGAATAGCGTCAACATTGGTAAAGCCGTAAATATTCATCGTATTAACCGGGTATAAACCCAGAGCAATATGATTAACATGAATATAGTAACTATTAACGTAATGAGAAGCGGGAAGTATTCACTATTTTGATGCGGTATTCTCTTAATCATTAGAACCGCGAAGTCCTTAATTTGCTTCATAAAAATATCCGCAAAGTTCGGAATATATGGTTTTACCAGAGATCCGTTATCCATAAGAAAAAAAGTATAATAAAATATATCATTCCGATATTAAGAAATAACATTCCCCATAAATATATGAGTTGTACGACAACGTATTGAGTATTTATATAATCCATAAAGTTACCGCCTGAACAATTTTATTCCAACAAGCCAGAACGCACTAAATACGAGCAAGCCAAGTCCAATCCATATAGTGTAAAGGGATCCGTGTATTGCTTCCGCGCTTTCTGTTGCCGGGTTAGTTGTGGTGTACTGGAATTTAACGAGTTGTAAGTTTCGGCGAGTAACATTGACAATAAAAGAGGAAGAGTCCTGACCTGTCTTAGCAACAATAATGTCTGATTCGCACAATTTTTGCATCGGTACATATGAAAAATCTTTTCCGTAATTTCGAGCAACGACAGTTGTTCCGCATAATATCTCGCTAGTCGATGCCACCCCAGACTGTTGTATAGCCACGCCCGTAATATATTTTCTATCTGTTCCTGAGAGAATGGTAGCGCCGGTAGGCCCTGTAAGTTCTTGTGTGAAGGTTTGAAGCTCTGAGTCATACATAAGTACAGGTGGGAGCTTGTCCGAGAGAGTAGGGTAATCAGCACCTATCATCTACTCGTACACAAACCCCTAATATGATATGCACGTTTTACAAAAGAATTATGTATGGTATAATACGAATTGATTAGTCGCTTATATAAAAAACACCCGTGTTGCCGGGTGTTTTTTTTGTGGGAGCATTATAATTTCTATTAACGCGGACCGCCCGGAGGCTATAAATTACCTCTATATATATGTAATATATATAGAGGTTATAGCTACAATAATAAGCGGGGAATTTTTTGGCCGAGTAAAAAAAATTATAGGATTGGTCTCGTCCGTTTTTTTCTATTCTCCTTATTATAATATGTAGACTATTTTTTCCCCCCCCCGGTTTTCCTCCTTACAGGTTGCTAACGGACTTGACCATTCCTAAATTTTTTTTACTCACCGTTTATGACGTAATCTCTTTCCGGTAAGACCCTTGCTATCCGGTTTCCCGTAGGGCATATCTTTATCTGTATAGGGCCAATTAGTCGCTTGTATCGCCCACTAAACAGCTTAGGAATTGCGACTGGTTGCCTAATTAACATTAGGCACGGGCTGTTGCGCCTCAGCTTCAAGAGAAGCTCTTTTTTCCGCTTCTATACGTGTTTTCGATTGTGTTGGTTGTTGAAATCCTTTCACCTTCATCATAGCTGACGTATCAACAACATAGTTAGTGTCGTACATCCTAAAGACCCTTTTAACGTCCGATGGCCAAAGTATCCGTTTTCCTAAAAAGAATCTATCATACTTTTTTTTCGTTTGCTCACCATGGAAATATTGGGGAATAAATCTACGAGTTAAGAATGCTCTAATTCCGGGTATCCTTGCTCTTGTACATAGTATTGATACGTTCGTTAGATCTCTCAGCCGTTTTAAGGCATGTTCAAAGCCTTGTGTGGTATACCAGATATCTGTTCGGTACTTTCTTATCTGATGAAATTTTACCAATATCTCTTGTGGGAGTTTGTTCCAATATTGATTAGGGAAATATACAGCAGCTTCATCTACTAAAAATATACAATTCTCACGATACGCTATAGCGTTTTGAAATTCGCTTCCATTACTTATAAATTCACATTGTATATATTTAGGTTTTTTCAT